ATCGTCATTGACCAGCATCTGACGGCTGACGGTAAACCCGCGACCGTAGGACCCCAGAACAACGGTCTCTTTCTTGTCCGATGTCGATCCGAACTGGATCTCACCAGTCTCGGCAATCGGCAGCAGCGTCGGGAAATCCCCCATGCCAGACACCGGGTGCGGGCGAAAATCCATGAAATCCATCCGCGCGGCAAAGCGCCGATAGGTCGGGATTGCCGCGCGATACGCCGCCATCATCCGCTTGTTCAGCGCGTTCTCGAATATCGCCGGGAAATCGCTGGTGCTGTTCGAGCCAAGCGCCATTTCCAGCACCCGAACCTCGCCCGCGCCCTTGCGGATCGGGCCACGGTGGCCAATGCTTTCCGCCGCCATGTCGATCACACCCATCGACATGAAGTCGCGGGCCGGGCCGGTCACTTCGCGCGAGCGCCCCATCTGGGCCACCAGCGCGCCGGTCATGCCTTCGCGGCGGGTGTCGCGTTCATCCCGGATGATCCGGGCCGTCGGGGCGCCTTCGCGCATGTTGCCGGTCAAGGGGTTTTCCTTCCGCTTGTTGGCGGCGATCTCTGCCACCGCCTGGGTCAAAGACAGGTTGCGCGCCAGAAAATTGCGCGCCTCCTCAACGGGACGCCCGGAGGCGATCACCAGATCCATCATCGCCACCGCACCCGAGGTATCGGGCTGCCCGGCGGCATCCGTGGCCGGGGTCACGGCCCGCACAGGCGCAGCCGCCGCCGTGGTCTCCGCCTCCGGGCCTGCCTCTGCGCTGACCACCTCGGTTGTGGTCTCTTCTTCGGCTTCCACCGTTTCGACCGGCTCGGCGGTCATTTGATCGTCATCCATGCTCTGTCCTTTCACATTCGGGGCGGCACCGCCCGCCATCATGGCCATCACGGCCTGCCTGCTCTTGCGGCGAGGAATCGCCGCCCCTGCTTGCAGCAGCTCTTGAGGCGCATGGCCGTAGATCCGGTAATCGAACCGGGCCACAGCTTGCGCAATTTCAGTGTCGGTATTGGTGGCGAACCCCGCCGCGACGGCATCCTCGCCATCGTAATAGGTTTCCGCCTTCATGATCGCCCGTGCGACGTCACGGCTCAGGCCCGACCGCTCGGCATAGACGCCCGCATAGGCGTTGGAAATCACCCGCAGCGCCTGCGCCGTGCGCAGATAATCCTCTTCGGTGCCGCGCCCTTCGGGCCACGGATGCGCCGGATCGTGAATCATCATCACCGCGCCGCGCCGCATGGTGATCGTGTCACCGGCCATGGCGATCAGGCTGGCGGCGCTGGCCGCGATCCCGTCGATCACCACAGTTACCGCATCCGGGTAATCCGTCAGCATGGTGTAGATCGCCTGTCCGTCTGTCGCCACACCGCCGCCGGAATTGATCCGAACGGTCAGCGGCCCGGTCTTGCCGTCCAGCATCTCGCGCACCTCGCGCGGCGAAAACGCTTCCTCATCCCAGAAAGAGGCCCCGACCGTTCCGTAAAGGTAAATCTCGTTATCAGGCATTTCTCTCATCCTTTTTTTCGGGCGCGGTTGGCGCGGCAGGCACGGTCGACGCGGCGCCGGGGCTTCCGGGCGCCTTCATCCGTGCGTCAGTGTCAAAAATAAGCGCCGCCGCATCCGCAGCATTCTGATCGGCGGTCTGTTCTTCCAGCAGCCGCTCCGGATCGACGCCAAAGCCGCGCACCACCGCCGAGCGGCTGGTGAACCCGGAACGAACCGCATCCTTCAGCGCGCGCATCTCGCGCGCCGGATCGACAAGAATGCGCGACGGTGGCACCCACTCGATGCGCGCCGATCGGATGACCGTGGCCATGTCCGGGCGTTGCATCGACCACGCCTCAAGCAGCCAGTCGCCCACCGGGTCCAACATTTGCGGCACCAGCATCGTCCACTGCCAGGAGCTGACGCTTCGATCCATCTCCATCCGGCCCATGCGGCCGGAACTGAAATTCACATTCGACAGATCGCCGGTCAGCGCCTCATAGGTCAGGCCAAGCGCCGCCGCTGCGGATCGGAGCGTGACCTTGGTGAATTCGTCATATCCGCCTACGTCCGGCGGATTGGAAAACGTCACCGTTTCCTCGCCGTAAAGATCCTGAATCAACCCCGGTTCGATATCGCCGCCCATGCTCGGCACCGTGGACGGGCTTTCCGTATCCGGCAGGCTGCGAAACCCGGCGAAACAGGCCGCAACCTTCTGGCGCATGATCTGCGCATCCTGATAATCCGCATGGTCCTGCAACGTCAGAACGACCGGCGCGAACCAAGTCACCCCACGCTCCTGCCCTGCCCGATCCACGCGGTAGACATGCAGCACATGCCGCGCAGGCACCCATTCCGACGCCGTTGTCCAGCCGTGCGATGTGTAGGCATCGGCGCCGGGATGGCGCTTGAAGATCCGGTAAGCGATCCGCTGCCCGGTCCCGTCATATTTGATGCCGTTCTGCACCCATCCGCCATCCGGCATCATCTGGTGATCGAAGCTGTCGTCCAGAAAATCCGGCTCGAGCACGCGCAGCTTGAGCGGGAATTGCTTCGGGCCGTAGGGAGGCGTCTGCCATTCCGCGACGACAAGCGCCTCGCCTGCATCGACCACGGAATTCATCACCAGCCGTTGCAGGCCATACAGGTTCTGACGCCCCGCAGCGTCGATTGCCGTGGTGTCCAGAACCCGCTCGATCAGCTTCAGCATCGCATCCTGCTGATCGCCGGGCAGGCCCGAGATGCGGGGCACGATGCCGTCGCCGATGGTGTTGTTCGTGATCACCTGCTGCGCCCGCGTGGCAAAAGGCGTGTTGCGCACCATGTCGCGCGCCACATAGGCCATGCGCTGCCGCCGGTTTGCCGCCGCATCCGCATCGGTGCCCGTGGCCCGCAAGGTGCCCAGCCGTCGCCCGACGCTCGCCGCATCGTAGTGCATCAGCGCCGCGCGGGCACGGGCACGCGACAGCGCCGCGCGAGGCGCCAGCGCCGCGATCATCCGGTCCATCATGTTCATTGGTTCAGGTGCCCCGCGAGACTGTCGGGTAATGCCGCCGCGTGGCGGGAATGGCAGCCAGGGACCGGTCCATTTCGCTCAGAAGGCCGCGCATTTCAGCCAGCGAGTGATACTCGACCTCTTCGTCGTTCATCTTCACCTTGCGCACACCGCGCGCGATGGCGCTGCGCAGGGCGTCGGCCTGTTCTTGCGTGTAGCTCACCGGCGTCTTCCTTTTCCATGACGACCCATCCAGCCGCCCCGCTTGCCGGGTCGCACCGTCTGGGCCTGCGTCTCACTGTCCGGTGCCGCCTCGGGCGCTTTCGGGGCCTGTGCCGTCGCCTGCGCACTCAGCGGCAGGGCCTGCGCGTCGAACAGATCCGGCTGCGGCTCTTTCGGTGCGACCCCGCGCTCATCCGCCAGCGCGGACCACTGCTCATCGGTCATCGAGGTCCAGCCGCGCTTGCGCGCGCCCGCCTCGCTGTAATTCATCGTGTCCAGGCATTCGTTCCGGCGCACCGTGTCCACCAGAACCCAGCTCGACACCATCACACCGCTTGGCGTGCGCTTCATCACCCGCACTTCCGAGGTGATCTGGCGGTAATACTCGTCACCAAGCCCCTGGGCGAAGGCCACGAAACCGCGTTCCTCCGGGTCATCCTTGGCAAGCCAGCCATAGAAATCCGCCTTCATCTGGCTGACATTCAGCATGAAACGCTGCTTTTGGCGCTTCATCACCGCGCCGTTGGCCTTGCGTTCCCGCTGCGGCGTCAGGATCGGCCCCGATGCCGACCGCGCTCCCTTGATCAACATCACCCGCGTGAACGGATGCCGCTTGCCCCAGTCGCGCACATCCTCGGTGAACGCCCCTTCGTCCACCGTCATGATGTCCAGCGGCAGGCGCAGCCCCAACTCGGTGCGCCAGGTCGCCTTGAGCAGCGCGTCGAGCGCCGCGCGCCCCTCGTCGTCGCCGACGTAATGCGGGATCACCATGTGATCGACCACCCATCGGCGAAAGTTGCGTCCGAACGCGACGATCGACACCTCGATGCGGTCCATCTGGAAATCGACTCCCGCCGTCAGCAGCACGCCGCAGCCCGGCACGATCCCCCGCGGCAGAATGGTCTCCGGCTCGGCGTTCTCGACCCTGTCCCGCAGCGCCGCCCAGTCCGGGCCCGCGCTGGCCTGCTCGAACGGCAGACCCAGAACATCGTTCCAAAACGTCTCTTCGGTCTCTTCCTCGACACCCTTGCGGATCTCGGCGTCCGACACTTCGTCCGCCGTCAGGCCACCCCAGCCCATCATTTTGGCGTAGTCCACGGCGATCGAGGCCCAGTCGCGCTGCGGCGCATACGCCCTCCACAGAAAGAAACCAGGATGATCACCACCCGGATTTCTTGCCACCCATTTTCCTTTCGCGACGATCCGTTCCTTGTCGGCGTGCTGGATCGCGCAGCCGCAGCTGTCGCACGTAAAATGCGCCGCATGCAGCCGGTCAGGGTCTATCGAACCTTTGAACCGGTCCCATGTCAGCGGCGCGTAGACATCGCAATGCGGGCAGGGAACGTGAAAAAACCTTTGGTCACTTCTGGCGAAATTCCTGCTGATCCGGCAGGAGCCCACGATTCTCGGCGTCGAGACCTTCAGGATCTTGGCATCCTCAAACCCCGAGGCGCGGCTTTCCGCCATCGACTCAGGATCACCCATGTCCGTCATGTTGTATTTGGACAGATCGTCCATGATCACCAGGCGGCGCGAGGTGCCTGTCAGATCTGCGGGTGACCCACTCGACGTGACCTTGAGCGATCCGTTCCGATCCAGCGTCTCTTGGTTGAATTTCGCATCCTTGTTATCGCCGCCGCGCCCATCGCCGAACAGCTCCCGCAGGCCCGGCGCCTGCCGGCGCATCGGCAGCCATTTGTTCTCAACCCATTCCGTCGCCGCGCCCTGCGTCGGATGCACCACGAGGCTGTCCAGCGGCGTGTATTCGTGCCAGGCGGCCAGAACCGGCTGGATGATCGACACCGTCTTGCCCCATTGCGCCGACCCCATGATCGTGACCTCACGGCAGGGATGCTCCGGGTTCAGAGCCTCGTGGATCTCCCGCAAGAACGGAAAGCGGGCAATCGAGAACGGTCCCGGCATCGGCGACCGATTGTTGAAAACGATATTCTCCTCACACCACCGCGTG